AGAGCGAGATGACCGACGCTGAGTTGGAAGCCCGGATCAAGGAAAAACTGGGCAAGATGGCGAAGATCGTGGACATCACCGACATCAGAGAAGTGCAGGAGATCGATTGTCAACCGGTAGACATGGACGAGGACGCCAGTGAATCCCATACTGAGTCCTGAAGAAATACGGGCGCTGCAACAGGTACTGCCCACCCTGTCCCCCCAAGAAAAGGCAGAACTGCTGCGGGACTTGGAAGAGCGGTCAGCGCGAGCGTCTAAGCAAATTGGCAAGGACTCGATGCTGGGCTTTGCCACCCACGTCTATCCGGGGTTCAAGATCGGCCCCCACCACAGGAAACTCTCCCGCATCTTCGAGGATGTGATTGCGGGCAAAAAGAAGCGCGTCATCATCAACATTGCGCCACGTCACGGTAAGTCCGAGTTCTCGTCCTACCTGTTCCCAGCTTACTTTCTTGGCAAGTTCCCGGAAAAGAAGATCATCATGGGAACCCACACAGCCAGCCTGTCCGAAGACTTCGGTCGGCGTGTTCGAAACCTGATCGAGTCTGAGGAGTACCAAGAACTCTTTCCTGATACCCGTGTGGCAGAAGACCAGAAGGCGGCAGGCAAATGGTCGACCGGTGCAGGAGGCCAGTATTACGCAGCCGGTGTGGGCGGTGCGCTGGCCGGTCGTGGTGCGGATCTGTTTGTGATTGACGATCCACATTCAGAACAGGATGTGAAGAGTAACAGCCGTCTAGCGTTTGACACGGCGTGGGCGTGGTTCCAAACAGGCCCGCTACAGCGTCTGATGCCCGGAGGGGCAATCATTGTCATCATGACACGATGGTCGTTGCTTGACTTAACTGGCAAGCTGATCGACTACCAGATTCGAAACCCCGAGGCCGAGCCGTGGGAGATCGTGGAGCTACCGGCCATCTTGCCGTCGGGCAAACCCTTGTGGCCGGAGCAGTGGCCGCTGGAAATGCTGGAGAAGACCCGAGCGTCGCTCGACCCCCGGTATTGGAACGCGCAGTACATGCAGCAGCCCACGTCAGAATCCAGCGCCATTATTGCTAGAAAGCACTGGCGCATCTGGCCGGACGAAGAACCCCCGAAGTGTGAGTACATCATCCAGTCGTGGGATACGGCGTACGAAACCAAGAACTCGTCTGACTTTTCCGCCTGCACCACATGGGGCGTGTTCTACAACGAGGAAGAGAAAGACCAAGCGCAGGTCATCCTGCTGGACGCGTTTAAGGACCGGATGGCGTTTCCAGATTTAAAACAAACCGCCCTGAAGCACTACAAGGAGTGGGAACCTGATGCGTTCATTGTGGAGAAAAAGGCAGCCGGTGCGCCCCTCATCCAAGAGCTGCGGGCGATGGGTATACCGGTTCAAGAGTTCAGCCCCAGTCGCGGCAACGACAAGATGGTCCGAGTTAATGCTGTTGCAGACCTGTTCTCCTCTGGTAAAGTCTGGGCACCTGATACCCGCTGGGCGCGAGAGGTTATTGAAGAAGTAGCGGCCTTCCCGGTGGGCGAGCACGATGACTTTGTCGATACCACTTCACAGGCACTTCTGCGGTTTCGGCAGGGGGGATTTATTTCGTTGGATACGGACGAGCCGGATGATATGCGATACAACATCCCGCGTAAGGCAGCGTACTACTGATGGAACAGGTAGATGATTTAGCGGGGTTTTTGGATTGGTGGCTGGCGCACCGCCCCATCAACACACCCCCGGATAACACGCTTGTGTGCCAGAAAGACACGCACGGTGTTGTTTTATACCGTCAGCCGCCGTATCAAGTAGAGCTTTTTGTTGTTCGACCCAATTCGGAAATAGTGCCTCACATACACCCTAATGTCGATTCGTTTGAAGTCTTTGTTTCTGGCGACATACAGTTTATGTGCGACGACGTTTGGTTTGACCAGAACGCGCTGGGAAGTCAGATACGCGTTAAACCAAATAGTTGGCATGGCGGTTTATTTGGTGCACAAGGCGGTTGTTTTTTGTCAGTCCAGAAATGGCTTAATGACGTTTCCCCTACTTTCGTAGGGAACGATTGGCAGGACAAAGACAACAGAAATTCGTACAGAGACAGTGGAAATTAAGGATTAATCATGGCAATCGATAAGAGCTTGTACACCGCCCCTGCGGGCTTGGCTTCCCTAGACGAAGGAGAAATGGACCTTGAGATCGAAATTGTTGACCCCGAAGCGGTTAACATCAAGACAGACGGTCTTGAGATTGCGCTTCTTCCTGAGCCTACAACGGCGGAGACGTTTAACGCCAACCTTGCGGATTTCATGGACGAGGGGGCTATTGCGCAGCTGGCAGGCGATATTGAAGACGATGTGGTCAATGATAAGAACTCCCGTAAAGAATGGGAGAAAGCCTACGTAGAAGGGCTGAAACTTCTGGGCTTGCAGATCGAAGAGCGTACCGAGCCGTGGAACGGTGCCTGCGGTGTGTTCCACCCGATGATTACCGAAGCGGTGGTTCGCTTCCAAGCTGAGACGATTACCGAGACATTCCCGGCTCAAGGGCCGGTGCGTACCAAGATCATTGGTAAAGACACGCCAGAGATTCAAGAAGCAGCGGTGCGGGTCGAGGAAGACATGAACTTCCAGTTGACCGAGGTCATGACCGAGTACCGCCCAGAACACGAGCGCATGCTGTGGTCGCTGCCAGCTACCGGCTCGGCGTTTAAGAAGGTCTACTACGATCCCAACCTTGGTCGCCAAGTGGCGATGTTCATACCGGCAGAAGACATTCTCTTGCCGTATGGGGCGACAGACCTAGACACTTGCCATCGCGTAACGCACGTGATGCGTAAGACCAAGAACGAGATCATCAAGTTGCAGCAGGGCGGGTTTTACCTCGACATTGAGCTGCCTGACCCACCTAGAATTGAAGACGACATTAAGAAGGCCAAAGATAAAGAGACGGGCTTTCAGAATCTAAACGACGACCGGTACGTGCTGCTGGAGTGCCACGTTGACTTGAACTTGAAAGGGTTTGAGGACAAGGACGACGACAAGGAAGAGACCGGCATTGCGCTGCCATACGTCGTCACAATGATTAAGGGCACCAACACCATACTGGCGATTCGTCGTAACTGGTTGGAAGACGACCCCCTCCGTTTGAAGCGTCAGCACTTCGTGCACTACCAGTACGTACCCGGCTTTGGTGCGTATGGCTTTGGTCTGTTCCACCTGATTGGCGGGTTCGCTAAGAACGCCACGTCGTTGATGAGGCAGTTAACTGACGCAGGCACGCTGTCGAACTTGCCCGGTGGACTGAAGTCCAGAGGCTTACGTATCAAGGGCGACGACACACCGATTGCTCCGGGCGAATGGCGTGACGTGGACGTGGCGTCGGGCAACATCCGTGACTCCATCCTACCGCTGCCGTACAAGGAACCGTCGGCCACATTGTTCCAGTTGATGACCACCATCGTTGAAGAAGGACGACGGTTTGCAGCAACGGCGGACATGAAGATTTCGGACATGTCGGCGCAAGCGCCGGTGGGCACAACGCTGGCGTTGCTGGAGCGACAGTTAAAGGTCTTGACCGCAGTTCATGCGCGGGTGCACTTCACACTGAAGAAAGAGCTGAAGCTGCTTAAAGACATCATCCGCGACTTCACTGACCCAGACTACGAGTACACACCGGAGTACGGCACTAAGAAGGCCAAGAAGGACGACTACGATCTGGTCGACGTTATTCCTGTGTCAGACCCGAATGCGTCCACCATGTCGCAACGGGTGGTGCAGTATCAGGCAGTCATTCAGATGGCGCAGATGGCACCGGACATTTACAACATGCCAGAGTTGCACCGCGCGATGCTGGACGTGCTGAACATTAAGAACGCCGAGAAGCTCGTACCGCTGCCTACCGACCAGAAACCCAAAGACCCTGTGTCGGAAAACATGGCCTGTTTGAAAGGCGAGCCACTAAAAGCGTTCTTGTACCAAGATCATCAGTCTCATATTGCTGTACACACATCAGCGATGCAAGACCCGATGGTTATGCAGTTAATTGGGCAGAACCCGAGAGCACCGCAGATTCAAGCAGCGATGACGGCACACATTGCCGAACACGCAGCGTTCCTGTACCGCCAGAAGATCGAACAGCAACTTGGGTTCTCGTTGCCGCCGGAAGACGAACAACTACCGCCACAGGTCGAGGTCGCACTGTCGACCATGATGGCGCAAGCAGCACAGCAAGTACTACAGCAGAGCCAAGCGCAAGCTGCGCAGCAACAAGCGCAACAGCAGGCGCAAGACCCACTGGTTCAGATGCAGCAACAAGAGTTGCAGATCAAACAGCAGGAACTGCAATTGAAACAGCAGAAGATTGCACTTGACGCGTCAGCACAAGCCGACCGCCTTGAGTTGGATAGAGAACGTCTGGAGGGACAGTTGCAGTTAGATGCGATGAAAACCCAAGCCCAGATTGAAGAGACCAAAGCACGTGTTACCGGAGAACAAGAACGGGAAGGCGTGCGCATGGGGCTGGAGGCGGCTAAAGCACGTGAGCAATCCGACTTCCAGCGTAAGCAAGCGATGGTAAATCAGTTGAACGCCTATCGCACATCCAACAAAAAGGAGAACCCTAAAACATGATTGATTCTTTCGCAGCCGTACTGCGCGACAAGATACGGGCGGACATGAACAACTATGCCGACGATATTGCCACCGGCCAGTGTCCAGATTTTGAGGCTTATAAACACCTCTGCGGGGTTATTCAAGGTCTTGCCATCGCAGAGCGCCATTTACTTGACCTTGCAAAAAAAGCGGAAGAAGGAGATGAAGATGAGTGAACTGCTGCTGCCACCGGGCGTTCGAATGCCGGAAATGATTCAAACCAGTGAGGCACCAAGCGAAGACATTCCAATCGAAGAGCGCGGGCGCATGTTGCCTAGAGCGGTCGGCTGGAAGATTCTTTGCACGTTGCCGCCGGTAGATGACAAGTTCGAGAACTCGAACATCATCAAATCAGAACAGGTCAAGAAGCAGGAAGAGTTCACGACCACCGTGCTGTTTGTGGTGGATGTAGGCCCAGATGCTTACAAAGATGAAAACAAGTACCCGTCAGGGCCTTGGTGCAAACCGGGCGATTTTATTCTCGTTCGGGCATACGCCGGTACACGTTTCAAGGTGTACGGCACAGAGTTTCGTTACATCAACGACGATCAAGTCGAGGGTGTGGTGGACGACCCACGCGGTATTACCCGCGCTTAATCAGGAGGTGTTATCAAATGAGTAACCTAGAAGAGTTCAAGTTTCCTGACGAAAAGGAAACGCCGCCAGCCAATGAAGTAGAAATGCTTTCAGAAGGTGGCGATGTTGAGATTGAATTGGTTGATGACACTCCCGAACGGGATCGTGGGCGTAAGCCGTTAGACAAAGAAGTGTCTGACCCCACGGACGACGAGATTGAGTCATATTCGGACAAGGTGCAGGCTCGTATCAAAGAGCTAACACATGCCCGTCATGACGAGCGTCGCCGTAAGGAAGACCTAGAGCGGCAGGCGCAGGAGATGGAACGTCTGTTGCAGTACATGTCCGAAGAGAACAAGAAGCTAAAGCAGACGGTTAACTATGGGCAGGAAGTCTATATCGGTACGGCCAAACGGGAAGCGGAAGCCCAGTTGGATGCGGCCAAGCGGATGTACAAGGATGCACATGAGGCGTTTGACACAGATGCCATCATTGCGGCCCAAGAAGCCCTGACCGATGCCAAGATGCGGTTGGCCCAGATAAATAATTATCGACCAACCCCTTTACAAGAAGAAAATAATGAGATACAACTACCGCAATCTCAACCCCAACAGGTGCAACCGGACGAGAAGTCCCTGCGCTGGCAGGCTAGAAACCAGTGGTACGGATCACCGGGGTTTGAAGAATACACCAGCTACGCACTAGGGCTGCATCACAAGCTAGTCACCGCAGGGGTAGACCCGCGTTCCGATCAGTACTTCGCTCAAATCGACGAGCGCATGACGGCCTCTTTCCCCGAACTGTTCGGGCAGCAAAGAGATTCGTCTCAAAAATCCAGCGATACTTCCAAAAAGCCTGCAGCAGTGGTTGCGCCTGCTTCTCGTTCGTCTGGAACAAAGAAAATCCAGTTGACGCCAAGACAGTTAAGTTTGGCAAAGAAGTATGGACTAACCCCGCAGCAGTATGCTGCTGAAGTAATGAAATTGGAGGCTCAAAATGGTTGATCGCACCCCTCGTGACACAGCAACACGCGAAAAAACAGCAAGACAGGTTTATGTTCCACCGTCGCACCTACCTGACCCGACCCCTCAACCGGGGAAACGGTTTAGATGGGTTGCAACCCAGCTTTTGGGGCAGTCTCTAGCACCAAACGTATCCACCCGTATGCGAGAAGGGTGGGTTCCGGTACGTGCTGAAGACCATCCTGAGTTGATGTTGCCAGCAACTGCGACAGGTAATATTGAGATTGGCGGTCTTATGTTGTGCAGTGCGCCTGAAGAAATAGTAGATAGCCGAAACGCTTACTACAACAATCAGGCACAACGCCAGATGGAGACTGTCGATAACAATCTGATGCGCCAAAGTGATGCGCGGATGCCGATCTTCAACGAAAGAAAGTCGTCCACCAGCTTTGGTAAGGGTTCGAAATAATTCTTTTTGGAGTTAAATATGGCTTATCCGACTGTATCGGCCCCCTACGGCCTACGTCCGGTCAATTTGATCGGCGGTCAGGTGTTTGCCGGAGCGACTCGTCTGATGCAAATTGCCAGCGCTTATGCGACTGACATTTTCTACGGCGATGTGGTTAAGCGTGTGTCTGACGGTACCATCGAAAAAGACACAGGCACCACCACTGCTACCCCGGTAGGCATCTTCTTGGGTGTTACTTACACCAACCCATCCACCAAGCAGAAGACGTTTGCTCAGTACTGGAATGGCGGTACTACAGCAACCGACGCGTATGCGTACGTGGCAGATGATCCTGATGTTCTGTTTAAGGCAGCGGCTGTGTCTTCGGGCACCACTGTGGCTTTCTACGGCACGACTGCTATTGGCACCAATACTGGTCTAATTCAGAACCCCGGTTCGGAAACAACTGGTGATTCGACTGTGGCAATTAACGGTGCTGGCTTTGCCACTACCGCTTCGCTGCCAATTCGTATCATTGACGTTGTGCCTGATACGGCTAATTCGGGTGGCAGTTTTTGCGAATTTATTTGCAAATTCAACGCGCCTTACATGGTTGCAGCATCGACACTGAACACCTCGACAAACGTGGTTACTACCACTGTTACCGTCACTGGTGGTCATGCGTATCTGAACCCGACTGGTGTTTAAGGAGTAAGACATGGCTATTTCACGCGCACAACTACTGAAAGAGCTGCTCCCCGGCCTGAACGCATTGTTCGGTTTGGAGTACGCTCGTTACGGCGAAGAACACAAGGAAATCTACGAAACAGAGACTTCCGAGCGTTCGTTCGAAGAAGAAACCAAGCTGTCCGGCTTCTCGGCAGCGCCGGTTAAAAACGAAGGTTCTGCAATTGCGTACGACAATGCGCAGGAAGCATGGACCGCACGTTACAACCACGAAACCATCGCTCTGGGTTTCTCGCTGACGGAAGAAGCCGTTGAGGACAACCTCTACGACACGCTGTCGGCT